AGCGTAAATGGGTGGTGGTCTTCTTCAATTAGTAGCTTATGGAGCACAGGATGTTTATTTAACTGGTAATCCTCAAATTACCTTTTTCAAGGTTGTATATCGTCGTCATACTAACTTCGCTATTGAAGCTATTGGTCAAACCTTCAATGGAACACCCGGATATGGCAATCGCGTGACCTGCCAAATATCTCGTAATGGCGATTTAGTTCATCGTATGTATTTATCTCTTAAAGTAAATAGTGATACTTCATTATGCGCATTCTATGGTTTACGTGTAATTAATTTCATTGAGATTGAAATTGGAGGACAAAAAATAGACAAGCATTATTCGCATTGGTTATATATATGGAACGAACTTTCATTACCTAAATCAAAGCGCGCTGGCTATAATAAGATGGTTGGTATGTCTGGTGGAGACCTATCAACTGGCAATACCCTATATGTTCCTCTCGAGTTCTGGTTCTGCCGCAATGTTGGTCTCGCGCTACCTTTAATTGCTCTTCAATATCACGAAGTCAAGATTAATATCCAATTTGAAACTGGCGAATTATGCAAAGGCGCTGGAACTGCTCCATCCGAGTTCCCCGTAGCAACTCTGTGGGTTGATTATGTATTCCTCGATACCGATGAACGCCGCCGATTTGCTCAGCTATCGCACGAGTATCTGATAGAACAACTCCAATTCACTGGTGCTGAATCAATCTCATCAACTAAATTAAACTCAAAGCTTTCATTCAATCACCCTTGCAAGGAACTTGTATGGTTTGCTAGTCGTAAAGATGCTACTACATATACTGCTAATAATAATTGGTTCAATTATACTAACTCATATAATACTATAGCATCACTTCCATATACTTACAATAAATTAAGTAATACTGCAGTTATTGCTAGTGGAAATTCTTATACTTCTGTAAATCCGATTGCTAATGCCAAACTTATACTCAATGGCAATGATCGTTTCTCCGAACGTAATGGGTCATACTTCAATCTTGTGCAACCTTTCCAGCATCACGAGAATATACCAAGCAATGCAGGTATCAATGTTTATTCATTTGCTCTCAAACCCGAAGAGCATCAACCCAGTGGAACTCTTAATATGTCCCGTATAGATACTGCTACTCTTTCTCTCACGTTTGATAGTGCTATGACTACTAATTCTTCTTTAAATGTTTATGCAGTGAATTACAACGTTCTCCGTATTCTGTCTGGTATGGGTGGATTAGCATATTCTAATTAAAGTAGTCTAAGTAATTTAATAAGATTATTATGAATTACTTTATGTTGAAAGTAATTAATTTAATGTTATTATAAATGGCTTTTTTTTTTCTCCTCTAATAGTATAAAGAATATAGCGTAAATGGGTGGTGGTCTTCTTCAATTAGTAGCTTATGGAGCACAGGATGTTTATTTAACTGGTAATCCTCAAATTACCTTTTTCAAGGTTGTATATCGTCGTCATACTAACTTCGCGATTGAAGCTATTCAACAAACACCTACAGGCAGTAATTCATTAGGTTCTCGTGTTAGTTTCCAAATAACTCGCAATGGCGATTTAATTCATCGTGTATATTTTTACGGAAAGATTGCTGCTACTGGTGCTGTTGCACTTGTTCCCAACTTTGGACACAAGCTTTTAAAAACTATTGAGCTTGAAATTGGTGGACAACGTATTGATAAGCATTACTCAGAATGGCTGTATATCTGGAACGAACTTTCACTTCCTATTGGAAAACGCGACGGGTATAATGTTATGGTAGGTGCTAACGGGCGAAACATTGCAACAAAACTTGCCGATGGTGCAAAATATGAATTATATGTTCCCCTCGAGTTCTGGTTCTGCCGCAATGTTGGTCTAGCGCTGCCTTTAATCGCTCTACAATACCACGAAGTCAAAATCAATATTGAATATGAAAGTGACGTATTAATGATTGATAAATCTGCAACTAACTTTACTTTTGAAGAAGAAACTAGAGATCCTCCAGAAGTTACTAGATCATATGTTGCTAATGATAAATTAACTGGCTCTGTCAAACTTGAGGAAGCAACTTTATGGGTTGATTATATCTTCCTTGATACCGATGAACGCCGACGATTTGCTCAGCTATCTCACGAGTATCTGATAGAACAACTCCAATTCACTGGCGCTGACTCTATCACTGGAGGAACTACTGATTCGATGAAAAGCATCCGAATGAACTTCAATCATCCTTGCAAAGAATTAGTATGGACTATCAAGAAAACTGATGCTGGTGTTTATTGGAACAATTACTCAACCGCTGGTGGCACCAGTGTAGCCAATAACGACCACCTCGACTCGGCTAACCCCGTGACAAATGCCAAGATTATGCTTAACGGCAATGATCGCTTCGCTACTCGCAAAGGTGATTATTTCTCCCTCGTGCAACCTTACCAACACCACGAGAATACTCCTGACAAGTATCATCAAGGAATTAACGTATATTCCTTCTCTCTTAAGCCTGAGGAGCACCAACCCAGTGGAACTCTTAATATGTCCCGCATAGATACTGCAGTTCTGTCATTATCATCAACCATTAGCGGTGTCATTAGCATATACGCGGTTAATTATAATGTTCTTCGCATCCTCTCTGGTATGGGCGGACTTGCCTATTCTAATTAAATTAGTTAGGCACCGACTAACCAAATTAGCCGTGCTTGTATTCTTTATATAGTAAATAATACTAAAAATAATTGTTTTTTTATTGTAAATAGATGGAAATCATATTTATTCATTATTCATTACATTGCTAAGTTATAATTTATGATGCGATTTATAATATAATCAATGTCCTTAGTTTTCTTGTCATCATTCCCTTCAGTTCCTTTCTTATCTTCTGTACCATCTGATTTATATCCTTCTAAAAAGGCTTTCATAAATGCTTCATTATTTGTATTTACACCATACATATTAAATAGTCTATTAATGGAATCAGTTAAAGCCCTCCTTATTTTACCAATATCCTTCGTCTCCAAATTCTGTTTTAATTTATTTAATTTTTTCAAAAAATCAGAATAGGATTTAATCATAAATGCCTCGTCGATATTACTAATCTCATTGTGCTCAAATAATTTGTCATATCTTGATATATTTTTTGTGCATATTTTAAGATAACTGCTATACAAGACTACTAATTTATCTAAACTCTTCAAGTAGTCTTTTTTCTCTTTCTCAAGTGTGTCTGATTGTTCTATGACACTTTTACGCAACTCTTCTAACAATTTATAGGCTTCTTCTAGAGTTGTTTTTGCAGTTTCTAAAAGTTGTTCGATTTTCTTTAACTCGGCTGATAAGGCTTCTTGTGCTGCTTGCGGTGTTTGTGCTGGTGGTGCTGCTGGTGCTTTTGCTTTTTTTAATGCTTCTGCTGCTTTTTTTACTTCTTTTGCAGCAATATCTAATTCTTTCAATTTTTCTACTTTATTTTTTAATTCAGTAAATTTTGCGACATTTGCATTTACAATGTCAATTTCTTTATTTAATTTAGTTATTGCAAACTCGACATTATCAAATAAAACCTTCGCTTTTGCTGCTGCTGCTTTTTCTAATGCTGCTTTTGCTGCTTCTGCTGCTGCTTTTTCTAATGCTGCTTTTGCTGCTTCTGCTGCTGCTGCTTTTTCTAATGCTGCTTTTGCTGCTTCTGCTGCTGCTTTTTCTAATGCTGCTTTTGCTGCTTCTGCTGCTGCTGCTTTTTCTAATGCTGCTTTTGCTGCTTCTGCTGCTGCTGCTTTTTCTAATGCTGCTTTTGCTGCTTCTGCTGCTGCTGCTTTTTCTAATGCTGCTTTTGCTGCTTCTGCTGCTGCTGCTTTTTCTAATGCTGCTTTTGCTGCTTTTTTAATTTCATAAAAATTAGAACCATCGCTTATACCTATTTTATTTAATTTTGAGAAAGTAATAGCATTTAATTCACGTAATAATTGTTCAGTTTCTATTTCAGCTACTTTACCATCCGATTGAAACTTTTCAACACTCTTTATAGCATTTGCTTTTAATTTATCAAAATCACTCGTAATATGCTGTAATAGGATTCCCTTATCTGCGCCAGTATCATCCACCAGTGCAACTAATTCAGTTATTTTATCGCCTATTTTAGTAATTTTAACTTGAGCAGTTTCTACACCTAGTAAATAGTCTTTCGCTATTTTTAAATTCTTCTCAATAGCATCACTAATAACTGGTGGTGTTTCGCTAATATCACCCCTTTTAACCATATCTATCACTGCTATTACATCTACTAATGACTGCGCTATCTTACTTCGTGCATCAATGAAGGCTCCCTTTTTTTTATTACCATCACCTTTTCCACCAGTTTCATCTTTAATTTTCTTTATTTTATCTTCAGCCGTTTTTTTTGCTTTTTCTAAATCTGTTTTAATTAGTTTTAAACTTGAATAATTTATTAAATCCTCTAAAAAACTCTCACCTATCTTTTTTTTTTCTAGCGTTTCTCCCAATTCGCCATATAATTTTTTAACTTCTTCAGGATTATCTAGTAAATCCTCATCCTTTAATTTATTCAAAACTCCGCGTATATCAGGTTTTTTATCTTTAAAACTATCTACATCCTCATAATTTTCTCCTTTAATATATTGCAATGATACATAACGTAAGTTATCATTCATTTACTTTAATATAGTAGTCTTCTAAAATAATTAGAGATATATATATATTAAAATTTAGTCGCTATTATACTTGTGAATAACCAAATAAACATTGTAAATAGCGATAATGATTTTGATAATTGCTTACGCTCTTCATTATTGAGTATCTTTTCAGTTTCAGTTTGCTCATCATCTACGTAGTCTGCCTTCCTTTTGATATTTAATATAATAGGTATTATTATTAATATGATTATCAATGAAGTATGAACAAGCAACCGCGATATCCCATTTGTTCCCATATAAAAATAGTAAAATAATGTGCGAATACTATTTATAATTCCATTGAAGTTCATATATTTTACATCATATCCATTATCTATATTAATGAATAGCACAACAAACCAAAATATTATAATGTATATAATGGCATAATATATAAATCCCTCGTAAAATGTTTTTATAATATTAATATCAATACACCATTGAACAATTATTATAGTTATATATCTAATAAAAAAAGTAGCAATAATAAATACTAATCTATCATCGAACGTAATTGCTAGTTCATCTAAGGGGTTATTAGGGTCATTTTCAAAATTATTTAATTGCTGAATAATATATTTATCATCTTCTTTAGTCTTCCCTGAAAAATTATAGTTATCGATGTCTTGCGATAATCTTGCTATCTTGTTATTTTCATCGATATTTTCAGGTCGCGCCTTCAAATCACTTTTTAATTCTTTTATCTTCTTCCAAGTTTTGATACCCTTGTCTTTATTATTGTCTAAATATTTCATTTTTAATTGTTCGTCGCTATTGCCAGCACCGCCGCCCTTTAACCCACTTGTTAATGCTGATAATACTTCTAAACCATTTTTTATTACTTGTTCTGGTATTGCATCTGTTGCTGGTGCTGGTGCTGGTGCTGGTGCTGGTGCTGATGCTGATGCTGATGTATTAATAAGTCCTGTTAATGCTGATAATACTTCTAAACCATTTTTTATTACTTGTTCTGGTATTGCATCTGCTGGTGCTGGTGCTGGTGCTGGTGCTGCTGGTGTTGCTGATGTATTAATAAGTCCTGTTAATGCTGATAATACTTCTAAACCATTTTTTATTACTTGTTCTGGTATTGCATCGGCTGGTGCTGCTGGTGCTGGTGCTGGTGCTGATGCTGATGCTGATGTATTAATAAGTCCTGTTAATGCTGATAATACTTCTAAACCATTTTTTATTACTTGTTCTGGTATTGCATCTGCTGTTGCTGGTGGTGTTGCTGATGCTGTTGCTTGTTGCTGTGCTGCTGCTAGTGCTGATGTTGCTGATGTTGCATTTTTTTCTTCTGTTTTTTTAAATTTACTCTTTAAATCTTCATAAATTCTCAAGCCTAAACTAGCATTATTCTTATTTCTTATTTGTTCTATTTCTTCTTTAAGCAACTTTATTTTTTTAGATAAATCACTAACCCCTTCTTTTTCTATATAATATTCACCATCATCTTCTTCTTCATCGGCAGAAGCCTCATGTATCGCTTCTTTCTTCTTTTCAACATCAGGCATTTTATCCTTTAATATATTTATGAAGGTATTTTGCCAAGTTTTTTCTTCTCCTGCACCACCAGCCTGTCTATTCCTTCTTCGTTTATTTCGCCGTCTTATACTTCCGCCTCTACCATATCCACCTCCACCACCTCCACCACCTCCACCACCTCCAGCAGCAGCAGCAGTAACAGCATCCCTATCAGCATCCTTAAGTTTTCTAGCATAATCGTATATATATTTAATTATTCCTTTCTCTTTTTTATGCATACTTTTAACGTTGTAATATTTATTCAATAAATCATATAGGGTCTTTGGGTCTTTATTATATATATAGAGCAGGTTTGTATAATATTCATATCTCTCAGGGTCGAAGTTTTGCAAATCAATATCACTTATTAAATTTGTATTAAATTTGATATCTTCATCATAATTATTAATCCTGTTAAAGATCATATTATAATTATAAATTGATTTCTCATTTTCCTCTTCTTCATCTTTATTCATTATATTTATGCTTCCTTAATCGTATTATAGATAATAAATTATATTAAACTAATTGTATTATCTAATTACCTAGCTTAATCCAGATTAATCCACATTAAGTATGTATATCATCTTCCAAATAACTGCTACCAGTATTAATAGTATAGCAACAAACAATAGAATATACGAATATATATCTCTATAATAATAAAATAATATATTGAACAACGTCCCTATAATAAGCACCCATAACACGATTACGAGGCTAGCCATATTGTTAATACAATAAGCATTAAATATTGCTTTCGGGTTATTTAATTGGTCTTTCAAGCAATACTCTAAATATCCCTTTAAGTCCTTATCAGTTATATAACTTTTATTGCTGGGGTCAGGCAGTTTTTTATAATCTAATAATACTCTTTGGTAATCATTCTCCGTAAATATGTCGCCTTTTGATAATCTGTCCAAGTTCATTTCGTAATTCTTATAATTGAATGGTATATATGAGGCAGGCACTAATTCTATAGGGATAATTCCAAAAATATCAAAATATTTACCATTCAGATATTTTGCATTTGTAGCAGCTTCTTTCCCAGCATCTTTATATCTCCCATTTATTTTCTCAGTAGGCACAACATTGTAAGATTGAAAGAATTTACTATAAAATACCTTCATTCTATCAGCAACCTCTTCGCTATTTTTAATATTTTTATAGGCGAGAATATACGTTTCCGAATGTAAAAACTCGCGCGTTTTGTCTGCAAGAGCATAGCAACAACTATTACCTGCATCTTTATTATTATCATAATCAGAAGTATCCGCTTCGCAATCACTTGTTTTACATTTATCACCCATTATAATAATAAAGTATCTCTATATTTAATAGTTAAAAAGATTATTTATTATTTATTTCAAGATACTTACTACAATAATCAATAAAATAATATTAAATATGTATGTTCCTCCCAAAGTAGTCGTAGATATATTATTGGCTATATTCAAAATATCTTCTTCATTCTCGTAATCCTCCTTGTTATCTTTCTTATCTATATAATCGCGAAACAAATACTTTGCATCCTTACTTGCGTTTTTAAAGGTCTTGTCGTCATCATTGATTTTATTGTTGATGCTTTTGATGATATTCATTAAATAATTGCTAGTATTGTTATTCGATGATATGCTAACATATTTGGTTTCTAAATAATTATAAATATATGTTAGGTTTTTATATCTTTTATATGTATCTGTTATAGGTAAAGTAGTTGCTTGACCAAGTATTGCTTTCGCAGTAGCAGTTGTTCCACCTGCAGGCGCTGCTGCTATTGTTATAGTTGGAGGAGTTATATAATTACCCTTATTACCGCTAGTAATTGCTATACTTGTTACTACGCCATTAGTTATAGTTGAAGAAGCTGTAACAGAACCACTACTAAATGAAACTGCAGGGTTATTTGTGTAGCCTGACCCATTAGTAGTTATATTAATTATTGAAATAGGGGCTGTACTAAACGTATCGTCAATGTCATATGTATCATTATAAAAGGTATCTGAAATTAATTTATATAATTTATAAGTTTTCTTCTCATATATAATTTTTTTATCACCCGATGCGTTTGCTCCTGTTAATGCATCATATTCAATGCGATTATAATTGATATGCCCTAGAATTAATAAATACTTGGCAATTATTTTTATTAAATTTTTATTTTGCTTCTTTTCAATATCAGATGCTTGGTTCAATAGGTCTTCTTCGCTATTATCTAGTATTTTTGTGGTATCTATAAGGTTTTTATCAGCTACATCAAGGAACCCATCTATTAAACTTTGAAATTCAGTCTCTTCGTCTTTACTTAGATCCTTCGTAAATTCATCTCGACCGCTAGTAGTATCTAATTTTAATACAAATTTATAAGGTATAATCTTGTTATTGTTTTTTTGAAAGGAGAACTTATTATAGGAACTTATGTTAATCCCTTTCTGCTTGTTTTCAGCATCATTATAGTATACCAAATTATTATTAAACTTGTTCTCATCAAATAGATTAAAGCATTTTTTAATAATAAAATAAATATTCTTTATATTCTCTTTATTGATAATAATAGTCTTAAAGTAGGTGTCGATATGGTCTATGGTAGTTATAGGTGTTTTATGTGCAGCAAACAAACCATCAAATACCTTGTATAATGTAGCAGCATTCGCAGGTTCGTGTTTTACATCATATATATCCTTGAAGGTCTCTTTATAGTAATCTCGGAACCCATTCTCATCGCTTAGAATACCGCTATTTATATTTGTAAATTGTAATCTGCTAGATTTTATTTTGGGAATATTATAGTAATCATCTTTGCTTTTTATTGCTTCTGATTGTGTATCAGCCATTTTTAATAATTTGGTTTTAAGGTCTTCTATATCAGTTAATGTTTTTGATAAGGATTTATCAACCTGTTTTGCTAATTTTAGTGCTTCCGTATCAGATGCAGAAGTAGGAGTTGATATTTCAATATTGCTTTTTACTGATGGTGTAGAAGTTTTTAATTTTGCAATAATAGCATTAATATCAGTATCTATTTGAGATTTTAAAGTGTTTATAGAATTTTCAGCAGTTGTAGGAGGTGTAGCAGTCGTAATAGTAATAGCGGCAATCGATGTATTTATTTTATCCAAAAAGTTGCCTGTAGCAGTTAATTCAGTTATTTTTGCTATAGTAGTCGCACGATTTGTTGTGTTTTGTGCTAATTGAGCAGTTTTTTCAGGTTCTGTTTTTGTATGGTGGTCAGATAATCCTATTATTAATTTAATAATCTCACGCATCTTTGTTTGTGTTTCAGTGGTAGCCTGAATGGCTTCATAAACCTTATTTATTTTCACATCATCTTTCAATTTAATATTACCATTTAATAATGAATAGAAGACGTTGGTAATAATATAATTTTGCAAGTAGTTTTTATTACCATTTACGATTTTGTTATCGTATAATCGTATATATGGCGTAGTAATATTATTCAATTTATTCAAAGACCTCTTGTAGCTGCTATCTAAGCATTTATATACCACGTATTTATTAAACCACGTATTAAAGCTAATAAAGGCTATTATATATAAAATTAAAATTGCCAGCATAAATAATGGTAATATATTTTTAAATATTTCGCTATCTGATATAAATGCGAAGGATTTTAATACAAAGTCTATCAATAATAGAACAACTATAGATACAATAATTAGCATTAAAATCTTGAACAGGTTTGGTCGCCACGTTCCAAATAAAAACGTAGGTGTAAAATAATCATATCGATATAAGAATTGCGGTATTACAATAAAGCTATTGTTTCCTATTTCATTCATATCCCAATATTTTTCATAAAATAAATTGGGGTTATCATATGATATATCTGCAGTATATACATATTCGGCATTTGCAGTATTCGCATTGGTGCTATGCTCACCTCCTTCTCCATTATAAGTTATAGGAAGGTTTATTTCTTTGTCGAATATTAAAGATAGCGCAGTAATATCATCACCTTTGCTAGTATCTTTGTTGCTTTTTTCTATATTCTCAAAATTTTCTTTGATATCCTTCTTTAACGTATCAATATAACCTTTTACAGGTTCAGTATCAGTTGATAGAGATTTAGAATAAATTTTAGATAGTTCTTTAAATGCTATTAATATTTTCATGAAATAAGCAATGTTCGTTTTAGTTGTTTTATTATATTTGTCGCCATCAATTAAGTTCTTTAATGTAGTAATCTGATCCTTTAAGTCATCGCCTATATATGTTTTTTTGTCTGATGACATATCTGAATTATTAACATAATTATCAATAGATTTTTTGATAGACCATAATAATGACTTGGTTTTCAGCATTGGCTTCGTATTACTGCGAAAAGACATCACGATATTCATCAAATTTAATAATATGATGATTGATATAACATAGCATATATATGTGTTGTAGTTCTT